AGATTGGAGTATTCACTCTGAAACATTTGATTATACTGTTGATCATAAATATTACCCTGATTTTATTAGGCATATAAATGGAAAGAAAATCCTACTAGAAGCTAAAGGAAGGTTTTGGGATCATGCTGAGTATAGTAAATATACCTGGATTAAGAAGTATTTATCTGAAGATACTGAGTTAGTCTTTCTCTTTGCTGAACCTACAGCTCCTATGCCTCAAGCTAAAAGACGTAAAGATGGAACCAAGCGTACTCATTCTGAATGGGCTGAAGCTAATGGGTTTAGATGGTTTAGTTCTCATAGTATCCCTAAAGAGTGGATAGACGAAACTTCTCAGTTAGAAGAAGATCCTGAAAGGATATTGGAGGTGGAATGAGTAGATGGCAGGATAATCTTCCTGAAACAGATCTTAAAATAAACCTAGATGATGAGCCACCTGAAGCCTGGGATAGAGCTTATAATACAGGTAGACCTAAAGAGTGGAAGAAAAAAAAAGTGATAGGAGTTTTTGATGGCTCAATAGTAGACGATAAAATTAATCCTAATTACTATAGTAAAAATAACACTGAGAGTATTGCCATGAGTAAAAAGAAATATATCTACTCTGCTGATGTAGTTAGGATAATTGATGGAGACAGTATTGTATTAAAAGCAGATCTTGGATTTGATGTATGGATAAAAAAATCGTTTAGACTTAATGGGATTGATACTCCTGAATCTAGAATTAATATTAAAAAGTATCCTGAAAGGAAAAGAGAAAAAGAATTAGGACTGAAAGCTAAACAGAGACTAAAAGTTCTTTGTGGAAAGAAAGTGGTAATAGAGGTAGTAGATAAAGGTAAATATGGTAGACCTCTAATTAATATTTTCACTGGTGAAACAGAAAGAGATATATGTAAGATTCTTATAGAAGAAGGGCTTGCTATTAAATATCAAGGAGAAAAGAAGACTCACGTATGGTAAAGACTGTTGCGGGATGTCTAGTTTGTACATGGCTAGATGATCTCCTTGGTCGGTGAGTGGCAGCATCGATGCGAAAGATAAGATGAAGTATGGCGCAACAGACCTTAATGTATGTAGGTTCATTAACCATCAATCTTATCAACTGCCACATCTATTAACTTAAAGGAGAGATATATGTCATTTTTTAGTTGGCTTAAAAAGTTATTCACCGAACCTGTCATTAAAGAAAAAACAGAAGCTGTTGTCGAAGAAGTAAAGAATACTGTCTCTGAAGGTATTGATGAGATTAAAACTAGAAGAGAAAGGGCTAGAGATAATAAAGGTAGGTTTGTTGCTGATGATCCTGATACCGAAAAGAATGAAGCCTATAAAGACTAATGGAGCTTATCTTCTGTATTGGTTTTTTAAGTGGGTATCTATTAGCTAGACTAACTTAATAAAGTTTATCATCTTGTAGTAATAAATCACCCCACCTAGATATACAAGTAGCCTCAACATCAAAGTTAAACTCAATGTGTTTCTTAGCTTTCTGACACTCATCTATTTGATAATCACCTGTAAAGGTGTCAAATACATACCAAGTGTGTAGGGACATTAGATAGAGAACAGTAGTCATTAAATCCCCTCTTTGTGACCACATCTGAGGGGAAAGATGTTCCTTGAAAACTTTAAGGTGATTAAAAGTTTTTGGTCTATCATCATGAAAAACTCAGAGATTAGAGAGAATCCACTAAGTTATAAACATATAACCACATTAGCTATAATATGTCTACCATTTTACTTTATGCGCCCAATATCTAGCTGAAAGTTTAGAAGGTTTGGCATCTTGAGCATTATGCCTAGCATAGTAAGACTTTCTCCTGGCTTTATCTTTTGCTGTTTTAGGATTCTTACCTGCCCCTCTAACTCCTTGCTGACCAAAACGTATGGTCTTTACCTTATCTCCTACCTTAGCAACAACTACATGGCTTTTGGTTTTATGGTTGGGAGTTCTTTTAGGTTTGTTATAGCCGCTTACTCCTGCCCTAACTAATCTAGGATCACGTTTAGACTTACCACCTTTTTTATATTCTTCTCTCATCCTTTCTTCCTGTAGGCTCTAGTCTTCTTAGCAATACGCTTAGGCTGCTTAGAATGTTGTTTACCTTTTTTGGTATCCTCTCTTTTCTTTCTAGTAGTAGCTGCATATTCTTTATCGCTAAGTGCTTTAATGGCTTTCTCAGGTAAATACCTTTCTCCTGTTTTGGCACTAGGTTTACCAGACTTAGTACGCCACTTTTGTTTAGTCCAGCTTTTTAAAGATCGTTGAGATTTTTTAAGAGGCATTTTTACGCTTCCTTCTTAGGGCTTCTTTACCACGTTTAGCTATAGCTGCTTGTTGTTTCTTACCAGCTACCTTAGCTCTTTGTTCTAGCACAGTAAGTATTTGTATCTTTCTAGCAAAAGGTTTATTTATATTTTTAACTTTACGAACTGTATCTCTAGCATCTTGAACAGTAGCATATTTAATCCTAACTGTATCTTTAGGATTTTCATCAGTGTAAAGCCTACGCCCTGATCCTTTAGGTTTTTTACCTGTACCTTTCTTTGGATCAGCCATTATTATTTATAACCTCCACCTTTCTTTTTATATTCAGAGGCCAATAACTGTGCTTTTCTCGCACTCCATTGTCCAGGCTTACCTCCTTTTGAACCTGCTTTAATCTTATTAAATAGGTTTTTACGCATAGTTGGCTTGGTGTAATTACCTGCCTCGTTAACTCTACTCTTCTTTTTCTTTGCTGCTGACTTCTTCTTTGCTGGCATCTTGTTCCTCATCTAGTTCTTTATAGTAAGTGATTATAGAGAGTGCCTGACGAATGTATCTTTTAATCTCTGCCATATTAATAGATAAATTCTCATACCCTGCAGGGCTTACACCATAGTATACATTAGTAGGTGCATTGCCTTCTTTCAAGTCTGTAAGGTATTCATCCATAATAGCAGGAGTTAAAACTCTCCATTCTACAGGTCTGGTATTAATTCTATTGGGAAGAGGAGGGTGATAAATAGCAGCAGGTTTAGTAATAGTAACTACTTCTACTGCCTTTACTTCAGGTGTATAAGGCTTGTTACCTATTAAGCTGCAGCCGCTACTGGCTACTACTAACAGGAGTAGTAAGATTTTCAAAGTCATTCAAGACCCCTTTAGTTCCTTTGTTAATAATATTTTCTATAAGCTTAGGCTTTCTTAAACTAAGCATATTCATATTGTGCTTATCAAATTTACTTTTAAGGTTATTAACTTCTTCAAGAGATTTTCTATTTTGTTCTTGTAGTAAATTAATCTTTTGGAATGTAATCTTTTTATCTTCTTCAGCCTGTAATATTTGTTCATTAAGACCTTTAATACTGTTCTCTAATAATAATTGGTTGTCTGCACATTGCCTTAATTGTAACGCCATCTGTTCTTTTTCTGCTTCAGTCTTATCATAGTAAAGTTTGAATGATCCTGCTAAAACTACTAATGCTACACCAAGTCCTGCGCTGACTTTCCACATAGAACCACTCCTACTCGTAGATGAATTGCTTTTTAGAAACCCTCTTAGGAACACAATAGGCTGTAATATTTTCTTGACGATAGTAAGGTCTATCATTAGGACTCCACTTACCTTGCTCTATTGCACTTGCAAATACATTGCATCTGTATACATCTCTAAATAACATCCCATTATCTGATACAACCTCTCCTTCTACAACTACTACTAATAAAAATGCCATTAGCATTTATATCTACCACATTTTCTCATGTTACGTTGACGTTCTTTAGCTTGTTCTAATCTTTGTTTAGCAGAATCTAATCTTCTTTCTTGAACAACTTCATAAATATACCAACCTGACCAAGCTATAAATACTAAAGAACAAATTATAAATAATATACTGGCTCTTTCTTTTAGTTTCTTCTGACGTTCTTTACGCTTTTTATGTATATCTTTTAGGTACTGTTGATGCTGCTTTTCTGATTCTTTACGGATACGCTCTGCATCTCTCCAAACATCTGACATTCCCATCATCATTAGATGATCTTTAATTTTGTTCTCTACAGCCTTGATTTCTCTACGTTTAATAGAAAGATCCATCGCCTCTTTAGGAGTTAAAGGGCGTTTAAGTTTCTTCTTCTTTTCCCAATCATCTAGTCTCTGAGCGGTATTACTAAATTTTCCTAAGAGCGCAGCAGCTTCTTGAGCATTAGCTCTGCCCTCTTTAAAGGTGGATATAGTTTGATTAATTGCGCTGATTGCGCTAGTGATTGCAGCTAATTCTGCAAACATTTACATTATAGAGCTTCTAATCTTAGACAAAGACGTTCAGCCCTATCTCCTACTTGTGAGTGCCACTTGCTATCTCTAGCTTCGGCTCCTGCTAACGCCCATTTATAGTCTTTTAAAGCAGCAATATGTTTAACGAATTTACTATATCTAGGTCGCCCTAGATTAAACATCATATTTACACAGACTTCTTGTACTTCATCAGGAAACCCATGCCAAGTATATTTACCAAACATGATTTCACATTCATTAATTGCTATTTCTAAATCATCTTTAAAGACTTCCCATACTCTGTCTTTGCTTACAGGAGTACCTATAGGCATATTACATTCGGGATCTGATTCTAGTATCTTATGCCCTACACCAAATGTAGGTACACCTTCTGAACAAAAATAAGATTCATATTTAATGCCTTCATCTATCTTTAATTGCTCAAATACATTTTCTTTATTCATCATTTAAATTTACCAAGCTTCCCTTCTTTAGCTAAAACTAGAGCTTTTTCTAATACCTCTTCCATAGAGTCAGATTCTTTAGCTAAATCAAAACCTATTTGATTATTTTTAAGATCCTTTCTTATACCTCTTCTATCATCAAAAGAAAATTTATCTCTAAGATCTATAGCTTTTTTAGCAAAGTTTGGATTATCCGAATAGTAAGCAGCAGCACCTAACATAACGTGTCTAATAGAGTCTCCTTCACCACGGAATCTAGATTGAAGGTCGTATTTTTTGTCAGAATCTATAGCAAACTGTAAGTCTTCTGGTTTAAATCCTATAAGTTTAGCAATTTGCCCATGTGCTATGTTCTTAAAACTACTTTGATTTACAGAACCTCCTTCAGCTTTTTTAAGACGTTGTTTATCTATAACATTTAAAACTTTAGGATCATATACTGTATATTCTAACTGACCGCCTATCTGTTTAATTTCAGAGCCTGTAGCATCTTTAAGAGCTGCTTTAATCCCATACTTTGAGAATAACTCATCAGCATCTTTGTTTGATTCTTTAAGTAATTGCCTCCAAAACTTAGGTTTATCAAAGTCTATCTTTGAAGGATCTATATTTTCGCCTACTACTAATTTATTAATCTTATCTTGAATACCAGGATTTTGATCTAAAAGATTTTTCCTAGCTAATAAGATTTCAGTAGGATCTAACTTAGCATTTACTTCATATAAAATAGGAGTTCCATCTTTTTTACGTTCTAAAGCAGCATCTACATACTCTTTACCATACAAATCTTTTATTTGTTTAGGGGTCATAGCTGCATAGTTCTTAGCTATTTTCTTTTCAGGAGTAAATGAAAACCCTTTTCCAAAAGCTGTTTCTTCTGCAAACTTAGAATCAAAATTATCAAAGTCTTTTCCTGTACCATGAAATAACTTTATTCCTTTAGTCCCTGCTTTAGTTGCACCTTTAACAATAGCTCCTAAAACATAAGATTCTCTAGCTACTATACTACCTTTAGAAAAACCTAATCTTCTTAAAGGATCTGATCTATCATTTCTATCAATCAAATCTTGGTTGAATGAACCTGCAGTTACATCATAAGGCTCACCTGTATATGGATTCATTCTTTCTTGAGGTTCTTTTACTACATTAGGAACATTTTCTACAGTAGAACCAGTGGTAGCCAATCCACCTTCAGCCATATTTAATGTAGCCTCTACTTCTCTTTCTGCTCCTAAAGCTTTAACGCTTGCCTTTTTAAAGTCTCTAGCTTTTTCTCGTAAAAAATCTGTATAAGCTACTTTAGCTTCAGGAGATATAAATCCTAACGCCCCATAACCAGGAACTTTCTCTCCTGCTATTCTTACAAGATCTCCTCTTTTAATTATTTTATATATATCATTACCTACAGGACCAAAGAAACTTGCATATCCAGCAACAGGATCTTGATAAACTCTTGTTGCTTCTCTTGCTTTACCCATCATATCCGCAACAATACCATTACCACCCCATCTAGTTATCGCAGAAGAATATATTTCAAGATTACTTTTATTTTCTTCTGATTTACCTCTTGATCTAGCCCAGTTAGTCCACCTAGCCATCTCAGTCATAATTAGTCCTGCAGCTAATGCTTTAGGCGCATTTTGTGTAGGATTCCTAAGTATGTCTTTTGCTGCGTTCTTTAAAACAGTATTAGTAAATGCAATAGGATAACCAAGAAACTGAAATAAAATAGAAGTCTTAGGGTCTCCTGTAAAAAAAGGTTTAAGTCCACTCTCAGCAGAAGGCATAAGAATTACTTCATTAGTATATCTTGCAGCACCTCTTTTAATATCTTTGTAAAAAGCATCATCTAAAGATTCACCACCTCTAATCCATTTAATACCTTCTTCTATATTAACTCCTAGCTCATTAAGCTGGTCTTTCATGTTTTTTATTCTGCTAGAGTCTCCAGGAAAATAAAGTGCATTATCAGGCTTAAAAAATCTTCCTAGACTGTCTCTAGGTTTTATGGGCCTAGCCTGATTAATAGCTTTAAGATTTTTAATTATTAATTGTTTTCCTGTTTTATAAGAAGTGAGCTGAACAAACTTCGTCCATTGATCTAATAAAGTAAATCTAAAAAAAGTATTATTTACTTTTTGTAATTTAGAGTTACGGATTAAAGAGCCTGACAATCTTTCTACTGTGTCTACTAATACAGGATCTAAATCCATGCCAAACTCTTGAAGCTCTCTCCATGCTTCTCTTTCTGTTAGTCCTTGTTTTTTAAGAACCTCTAATGATTTATCTTGTATAGTACCTCTAGCATCATTTAATGCTCCTGCAAATCCTTTAAGAGCTGTGGTAGGGCCAGCTTTTGCAATATTTATTGCAACCTCAGTTAAACTAGAAATAGTAGCAAGAGGTAGATAAGCTAACCTATTTACAGTTCCATAAAGATCTAAAGCTAATCCTGGTATTCCTTCAAATCTATCTAGATTTTCTCCTGTAGCATAGTTATAAACTTTTTGAAGAGACTGTTTATCTCTTAGTGTAAGCTGTTTACCTGCTTTACGCATTTGAGTATCAATGCCATCAATATAAAAAGAAGTAAACTCTTCTAGATTATTAACATTAAATACTTTTCTCTTGGCTAAAGCCTTAGCGGTTTGTGCTATATAGTTAATCATTACAGCATTTACATCACTGTCTAAAAATTCTTCAAAGACTGTATCATCTGTAATTTTATTTAGTGGTCTAGAGTAAAAGAAACTCCCAGCTCCTGATCCTCCTTGATCTAGCTGATTCTTTTTATCTAGCATACTGTTTAAAATAAGTTGAGCCTCATCTAAATCTTTAGCTTGCCCTACTTGCACTAATTTATTTTTAAATATACTAGAGTTTTTAACTAAATTTTCTCTTTTCCAAGATCTAGGAAAGTAATTATTTTCTACTTTATTTCTTATAACTCCTGCTTCAAGAAGATCCTCACCTATTTTATCTAGTAACCCTCTAATAGCGGTTCTAGATTGTTCTAAAGTTTGAGAAGGATTTTCTAAATTAGGATTTCTAACTAATTGAGCTAATACTCTATTAACATTCTCAGTTAATTTACCAGTAGTGCTGCTTTGGATAGGATGTAAGGCTCTTTTAAACGTAACATAGTTGCCTCCAAGTATTTCTTTAAAGACTTCACCAAAGTCTTGATCATCAAACTTTCTTGCTCCAAATAAATCTCTTTGAGAGTCATATCTAAATTTCTTTTGAAGCTCTCTTGCTAATGTAGAGTTTTTAACAAAAGGATCTATAACAGAAGAAGGTTTAAAAAATAAATTACTACCAAATCTATTAGCATATCTATTTAAATTGTAAGCTAATACACTATCTACTTGGCCTTCTGTAGCTCCTTCAAGTTGAGCCATAGTGCCGTTAATTATGTCATTAAGTTCTTGATCAGTTTTTGGGCCACCGCCTCCATATTCTTTATTAAATTTTTTAACTACATCAGGAACAACGTCTGAGTCTAAAAAAATCTCAGGTTTTTCCATTTCTTGCATGGCAATTTTATTTACACGATTCTCATAAGCTGCTTTAGATTCTTTATTTAATAGAGGTCTAAATTCTGTATGCACTCTTTCGTGTAATTCTACAAATCTAACCCAATCATCAGGAGTTTGTATAAACTCTTCTACAAACTCTTTTGGCAGAGCCTCTACCCCTTCCATTTTTGGGTTAGCCCAAGGTTGATCTTTAAACTGACTGCGTATTAAAGCTGGATCTATATAAATAGTATCTTCTTCAGCATTAAAAAAAGCTCCTACTGCTCTTTTATTAGTAGAAGTAACCTTAGATTTTCTATGCGTACCAATTTTAATTGCAGCAGGTGTTTCTCTAGGGGTTCTATTTAGTTCTCTAAGATTCTTTTCAGCAGCTTTAGCTAAAGCACCTCCAAATAATAAAGGTTCTTGCTCTTCAGGAGGAATAAAACCTTTGTCTCTATTAACTCCATAAATTCTATTTCTACGTTGAAGCTCTCTAGTGGCTTCAAAATAGTCATCTCTAATCTTATCAATTTTACTTTTAGGAATTTCTTTATCTTCAATAGGAGCTATTTCGCTCTTATTAATTTTTGCTTCTAATTCTTCAGCTTCTGTTTTAGTTAATAGTTTAGGATCTGTATTTTTATTAAAAAACTGTGCTAGTTTATGCCCTCCATAACCCAGACCTCCTCCAAATACTGCTCCTGCACCTATACTAGCTAAAGCTTGAGCATTAGAAATTTCATCTAATCTATCAATTTCTACATCTTTAGATTGTCTTATATAATCATCTGCACCTGACCAAGCAGCACCTACTCCTGCACTTCTTAAAGCAGTTTTCCCTGCAGTTTTACCTGCTAAAGCTCCTGCACCTATAAAAGTTTCAGGTGATGTAAAAATATCTATTAAATAATCTTTAGTAGCTTCTAGTCCTTCTCCAAATCCTTTTATTTCTGTTTGGTTTTCCCAAAGATTTAATAATCTAGCATAAGCTTTCTTTACTTCTTCTGGAGCATTATTAATAGCAGCTCGTCTAGCTGCTAACGTGCTTAAAGAACCATACTCATCTCTAATAGATTCAGAAGGTCTATCAAGATACTCGTCTGCATCTTCTTTCATCCCTAATAAACCTGAACCTGTAGGAAGGTTTTCATTAAGATAACGATGAACTATGCCAGATAACTGTTTAACTTCTGGATTCGCATTAAACTCACCAACGCTCATTTTTTCATTGCGTTGTTTTTGAGGTCTAATATAGTTGCCAGTAAACTGAACCACTTATAATATTCCCTCTTTTTCAGCTCTCTCTAAATATCTTCGGCCTTCAGCATTTAATTTACTTCTATCACCATCAAAATTATCGGCTACTGATACGCCTTGGTTATAGGCTAGATAAACTTTCTCCATATCTCCGTTATATCTGTCAGCAAAGTAATTTAAATAATTAGAACCAAAAGCTATATTAATATCAGGATCTTGAAGTAGTTTAATTACTCCTTTAGCTGCTTGACCTGTAAGAGGCTTAAATGTTCCTTGTGCTTGATTCTTTTTAATCTGATCAAATGCTTGTTGTTTAATATTATCGTCATAGCTAATACCTAAAATATCAGCTATATCAAATACATTAAATATTCCAAATCCAGGCATTGCTGCAGTAGATGTTTTGATTTGCATAATCCCATGAGCATCATGCCCACTATCACTTACTGTCCTTGACTTTAAAGATTTACTTGCGCTACTTTCAATATTACTAATACCATTTATTTGTGCTATAGACACATTATTAATAGAAAACTGATCTACAGCTTTATCAATTAAACTTGGAACAGTAGCTGTTTTAGTTATTTGTTTTAAGTCTTCTTCTCTATTAGTTACATTCTTATTAGTTTTAGAAAGTAAAGAACTGCTATCTTTGCCTAAA